CACATCTTTCAGCAGTAAACTTTACTCCTCGACGAGGTGCAACTGACGCTTCAATATGTTCTTTGGTTTGTTTTCTTCCTCGGAGTTTTGCCGCCGTCGCTTCAACTGCTTTAGGGTCTCGTTTTTTCCCTTTCCCAGTATTTCCATTTCTAATTTTAGTAGCAATCTGTTTTTTTAGTTGCTCATCGGATACAACTCTACCGGCGGAACCATCGCCACCGTCTGTCTTATTATGTAGTATTCCGGTTCTTTGATCTTTGCGACCATACCAAATAATAAGTCTTCGTTCAATTGCTAATGCACCAATATCCGTTAAATTTCGTTCAACAATTATTACTCGGTTGAGGGCTTTGGGTGGTCTAACTTCACCCTTGCCTTTCGTCCATGCACGCAAATCTTTACCTTTACCGATATAATAAGGACTACCGTCTTCACGTAAATATGCGTACACATAAAATTCTAATGATGACATGGCTACTCTCTTTTGATTAAGTATTTATCATTATCAAAAAAGTGGATTTTATACTAGTGAGGCGGAATTAGTCTGAGAGTTAAAAAATACACTTAGTGTTTGTGGATTATTAAAGGGGAGAATAGCCATTTGAATTTCTAACAAAATACCGTTTTCTTGTGTGTACGATTTCAAATAATTAATGTCTATTCTTGGATCATTCGCTGCGATTCTTCTGATATCGTTTTCTAATAATAATTGTAAGTCGGGTGTATTTGGTTCAAAGATATAATCCCAAATTCCAGTGCCGAAGCCAGGTTGACCGACTTTTTGTCCTCGTGGAATGTTCAATGCATTGATAAAATCTGTAATTACGAGTTGCTCATCAATAGTAAGAAATTTTTTGCCAGAGTAGATAGGTGTAATAGTTGAGCCTAACCCTGAAGTAACACCGTATCCATTGATAGGAGTCAATCCATTGGGGCCTACAGCAATATAACTCGTAGACATACTGTCAATCTGAATGTTATTACTTCTGGGTTGACAAGCATTTAATGTACTGAATCCGATGTATTGTGGCATATCTTATTCCTTTATAGTATTTATATTATTGGGCGAATTGAGGATTAGATTGTTGGAATGCGTTTACTGCATCCTCAGCAGCAGCTAAAACGGCGGAGGCTGCAAGAAATGCTTGATATGCAGTGGAAATTCCGGGATCTCCAGCAGGAAGATTATTTTCGGCTGTCATGTACGCACTTTGAGTTATTGCCAGATTACTTAACGCCGATGATACTGCATTCAACAGCACGTTATACTGATCAGATAGTGCTTGGTTTGCCGCTTGTTGTGCCTCGTAAGTAGATATCGTATCTGTAGACACTGCTCCAGTCAGATTAGGAGGAGGTATTCCCGGATCACCGAGTAGACTTGTTGTCTGGGCAGTGATAGAAGTACGATCATTTGTATTGAAGCCAACTGTAGGAAGATTGATTGCTGCTGGGCCGCCTGACGCCAACGATGCTATAGAAGATTGCAGTTGTGCGATTCCACCTACTGATAATCCAGCAGAAGCTAGAGAAGTTAATCCTCCTAGTTTACTCGCAGCGGCACCTAATGCTCCAACAATTCCGTTTATAGACGAAGAAGTTAGATTAGTTAGAGTGTTAGTAGCAGATGTCAATCCTCCTAATGGTCCAGCTGCCGGCGACACTGCATTTAATGCTGAAGAATGTGCATTATCTATTAGCCCAGAAAGCGCGGTTGATCCAGGTATGCTGTTGATTGCCCCCTTTGCGTTATTAAGAACTGCTGACACTGTGTTTATTCCACCGGGCAGATTGCTTAATCCACTAGCAAGAACTGATGATGTCGCAGCCGATGCTCCTTGTTGGATAACAGATGCTGCATTTGATAGAGCCGGCAGTCCGCCTGCTGCTAATGTTGATCCTGCACCAGCAATTGCAGCAACATTGTTTACTGCATTCTCTACTCCACCGATAGTAGTATTGAGTGCGTGTCCTGTAACCGCAGCAGATATAGAGTTTGCCGCACCTGTTATACCACCTACCGTAATTCCAGTAGAAGTTCCCCCCACAGCATTGGCAATGGATGATAAAGATTTACTCACGGATGATATCTCGCCTGCGACTGACGCAATGCTATTATTTACCGCTCCGGTAGCTTTGGCAATATTACTTAATGAAGCAGCAGTAGATGTTACCGCTGCTACTGCTCCGGACACGCTGCCAATAGCATCTTTTGCTAGACTAGAAACTGAGCCGGCGGCACCTGCAAGAGAACTCACTGCTCCGGTCACTTTACCCAATAAAGAACCACTTGCTTGAGAGGTCTGATCGGCAATTGTGGCTGCTGCGGCGGCGTTTGCTTTGGCGATAGCAGTAAGATTTTGCGGTATGCCGGCTTGTAGTGGAGTAAAAGAATTTTTAATGGCATTAAACGCTGACGCTGCTATGCCTTTGCTTTGGTCTACTAATGAACTGAGGCCGGGAATTGAACTCATAGCAGTCAATGCACTAGCTACGCCGCCCAGACCACCGGTTAGGTTAGTGGCTAGTTTTGCTGCCGCACTGCCGGCGCCGATAGCACTGAGGGCACTATCTATCTTATTAACTGAACCAGTAACCGATGATGCTGCGTTTGCCGCAGCAGACGTAGCACTATTCAATGCGGCGGACCCCGAACCAACGAGAGATCCTCCGAGATTATTAACGACTCCAGCCGCGCCGCCACTCAATGCCTTAGAAACCGAATTCGCCGCGCCAGCAAGATTAGCAGCAGCATTAGCAGCAGCATTCAGTGTTCCTGATACTTGTTTGATTGCATTTATAGTTGATCCCACATCTACAGTCGTTGCTGCGTGAACTAATCCGGTAAGTGCTGCTGGTGCTTCTTTGCCAGTGATCGCACCAATGGTTGTCAATGCTGTCTGGGCTTTTTGCATACCACTAACGATGCCAGTAGCCTGAGCAGTTGTATTTTTAATCAGACTCGTCAGATTTCCTATGCCGGATGCTCCTGTGAATAATGATGCCGGCATCGCTTGTGCTATGTTTGCACCCTGCTGAACGAGCCCAGTGACAAGTGTGGCGGCTCCTGGTTTTAATATATTACCACTTACTAACTGAGCAGGGGTCTGTGCAAATGCACCTACTGCCGCGACCTTGCCCTCAGATGTTTCAATCACTGCGGCGCCCTGTGTCACGGCGGCTGCGGCTGGACCTGTTGCCGCAGCAGTTGCTTGAGCAGCTAGAGTTGCACCTGTCGTATTAGTGCTTACGCCAGCCGAAGGGGCGGCTGTTACAGGTGCAGATGCTACCGTCGCACTTGCCGGCGGAGAAGGTCCGGTCGCTGCTCCAGCAGTATTAGTCGCATCAACTGCCCCAGAAGGTGCCGGTGGTAAACTAGCAGCGGCATCAAGATTTGTTTTTGCATCCACTCCTTGACCTGCATTAGCCCACGGCGCGTGAGCAGGGGCGCGGGAGCAGACAGTGAGTAACTTTGCAGGTGCAGCCATGTAACCCTTTGTGCTGTCATGCAAGGTATCAGTCTGTGCGATGAGGGGGATGCTGGGTACTGATGCTGGCGAAGTACCGGGAGCCCCGCTGTTTAGATTCACCTTAGAACCGTTAACATACGCCTGGCCACCAGCGACCATAGACGCATCTCCTCCGGCACCCCAAGCAATAGCGCCGCCTGCTAGACCAGTGATTTTTCCTAATGCACCGAAGTTAATATCAGTAGTAGCTCTCATCTGGGTCGTTGTCTCAGAGTTAGTGTTTATGCTATTAGCTTGGAGATTAAATTTCCCCATGGCGTGCATATTAATATCCTGATCTGCGTGGAGATTCAAGTCTCCTTGAGTTCTAATATTGACTGAATTAGTAGAGTACATATCAATCGTACCTTCTTTACCTAATTCAATATAACTCTGTCCATTAGAGTGAAGTATCATGAGGGTCTGGCCGTCATCGCTCATCAGAATCTGATGGCCCAATGCAGTCCTCAATCTAATTAGCTGGTCTCTACCGATGACATCACCGTCATCCATGACGAGGCTGTGACCTCCCCGTCTTGCAACGACTTGTAGTTGGGCATCTTTGTCCGGAGTAAGATTGTTGACAACAGTAGAATCATCATATCCGCCCTGATAGATAGGTCTACCAGGAGTAGACACTCCCCAGCCTACACGACTTGCTGCTTCGCGAGATGCACTTGATGATATAGGACCACGAATAGGGTCTCGTATGATTCCTTGTTGATTCATGATTGCAGCAGAATAGCTATGAACAGGTCTAGGTGCTGAATTAAATTCCGGACTATTGGTTACTGGCGCATTGTTTGTATTAATGTTTGTTACTGGCAACCTAGTTGCACCACCAAACCCTTGTGCTTCTCCTTCATTGGCAACGATGTTATCTGCTGAACCAATAGCAGGTACCATGTGCAATGTTTCTGCTGATGGAACTGATCCTATGTAGAAACCATAGTTAGGATCACCGTTGATAAAGATACAGATAACAGTAGTTCCGATATCAGGAGGAGCGTGCCACATACCGTAGGAACTAGGATTAGATTTATAGGTGCCGTGACCGTCATTTCCAGCAGTACTCCCGACTTGACCAAAAAAGGTGCTCAGATAACTTACCGTTATCCAGTGATCAGACGAGTCAGAGTCCATTGGTGGCTTGTCAGATAACAGAACTTTAATTCTTCCTGCTCGGGTAGGATCGATGTTATCCTTAACGATTCCAAAAAGAGGAACCATTTTAGTAATAGCTCCGCCGGTATCAGGCTTACTTGATTTGACTGGACCAAATGTTTTAATAGAGTCTATTGGCATGTGATTTTATCCTCCTCCGTGATCATTTGCGACAGGTTTTCCACCGGGGCCAGTGTTCGTCACTGGCTGTGCAGGAGTCTGATTTGAGTTTTTAGTGGGGGTTTGGGTTTTAGTAGTGTTGATAGCCGGATCCGTTTTCGTTCCCGTATTGCTAGTGGTGACCGCAGAATTTCCGGCTGCGGGTCCTGAACCGGTTGGTTTATTAGAATTTGATATTCCTGTCGCTTCAGCAGAGTTAGCATCTTGACTTACTTTTCCAAAATCATTTAGAAAACAAGATAAATCTTGAGTAAATTTTCCATTATCAAACTTACTCTTGACTTCTCTTACTTGTAAACTTATGCCATGTATTATCTTGTCAAGAGGAGGAGGATACGGGAAAAACAAAATAGAGTTATTGATATTCAGCGTGCCGCCTTCTGACGAATTAACACCGTTGACTTGTCCAGTATTAGTATAGTCAACTGCTTCTTTAAAATCAATTTCAATAAAAACTTGTCCGCCGTTAGCACTTATAGTAAAACCATCACTTCCGTAATACTTATCATACACCTGATTTATACTTGTATCGGAATCCTGAATCAAAAAATCCGGATCTCCTAGAATAGTCACGCTGGCTTCAGCATAGGAATTGTAGTCATAAAGACTAGTAAGGTAGTTATTTTGAGCAGTAGCTGCATATCCTTGTGTATTTGTTCTAGGTAAAGGAGATTGGGTGTTGGGAGTTTTTGCATTTTGAGTAGTACTAGGGCTTGCTGTTCCGGAAGGCGGAGTTGCCGGACCTGTAGGATTATTTGGATCCGGCGGGGAAACCACGGTACTAGTATAAAGGGTTTCTATATTTTGTTCATAGCTTATAACTTCACTATTTTCTCCCGTATACCAATACTCATATCTTTTATGCGGCCCATAGTATTTTAAAGTAGAACTAGCATAGCTACTAGCAACTACCGGTGTATCATACTCGTGTATCACATAAGTTATATCAGTTATCCAGTTGTTTAACTTTGGATCCCATTTAGCATTTGAAATTTCTGTCGTACATCGGTACCAACTTATCGGCCGGTCTCTAGAAGATACTATTTCTGGAGGAGCGTTTTTTAATTGATCTGTTTGCAGTGAGGATGCGTATACAACAGTTAGGGCCTTGCGTAAATATTCGCTTTGCGTAATGACTTGCTGTATTCCCTGAGTTATAGTAGTACTAGAGGTAAAATTTATATTTCTTGAGTTATTTTCAGGGGTAGCAGTTGTTTCTTTACTAGCATTTGATTGACTAGTTGTTTTGGCGCCACTTCCTGCCCATTTGCTTTTATCTAAATCTGCGGGAGAAACTATCGGAGACTGTGCGATTATTTCTGCTCCGGGTGCAAATCTAAAATTATATACTATGGGATAGGTTTGTGATCCGGCTTTGACTAGTTTTTGTTGCTCGTCATTAAGTTGATTCTTGAGTTTTGTTAGAGCATCTCCTACAGTAGTAGCAGTTATAGGATGATCACTAGGCAAAGTACCTTTGGACTGACTATATGCAGTGCCCGGAGCTAATCCGGTAGCACTGCATTGATAAGTCATAGTTTTACCATTAATCTTAGAAGATATTCCGGTTATCTGAATATCAAAATATTGCTGGAATAACGATCCATCGATTGAACTTGGATCTAACGTAGAACCGAAAAATTGATTTTCTGGTTTAACTAATTTTCCTTGTTGATCATAACCAAAAAATCTTATACCTAATATAAAAAATTGCTTTGCAAAAGTAATATTTGCTGTATTAGACCCCAAATATTGTGATATAGCGTCAGATGCCCGCTTTAAATTTTGAATGAATGAAAATCCATATGGTTCAGTTATAGTAAATTCAATATCAGTAACTATCGCTGCACCTTGCGCCATAACTTGTGTCGTGAAGGTTAGATTGTCAATGTAATAATCAAAGTTAAACCCTTCAGCACGGACATCATCGGTGTTGTTTATACCCCCACTTTGGGCAAGGAGGAATGCCCCTCCTTGGTTAGGTATGTTAGCACCAGTCGCTCCGCCAGAAGGTGCTACGCTTTTTATTGCGTTGATGTTAGTCCTACCTGACGCGATAAAAGCGTCATATGCATCAGGAGTAATCATGTATAAACTTATTTGATAAGTGTAACTAGCGAACTCTCCTAATGGATTTTTTAATCTTTTTCCTGGGTTTGAAGTGTTTATCGGAGGGGTTGACGTGGTATCAGTCGGAGGCGGTGCAGACGCAGTTTGATTGATCGGGCTACTTGCGTTAGCAGGTGCCGTGCCATCTTGACTACTGCTAGGAGCTCCAGGAGAACCTGCTCCACCAGGTGAACCCGGAGTACCGGTAGTCGGAGTTGATGCAGTATTTGTTGGAGAACTGGGCGTGCCACCGCTTGATCCTGCAGGATTAGGTTGTTTTGCGCCGCTATCGTCGTTTGCTGACCCGAATAAAGGCATATATTATGTTCCTAATACTGATTGCAGTGTACTCAGTGTAGGTATATATATCCCTAAACCAGCAGTGAAATTAAAATAAGGGTCGGGTCCTAGCAGATTAGGATTACGAGAAGCAAATACCCACCATAGACGAGCATCAGTATATAGGTCATAAGCTAGCATGTCTGGTCTATATTGATAAACTATAGGAATTAAATAATAAACATCGCTCGGATACATCGGTATCGGAAGATAGTTCATCACATCTAGATATTTGTTGTTTATTATGTTAGTATTAGTGTAGGGACTTGTTGCTGGATAAAAACCCTGATTAGATGATAATGACATTACCAGAATGCTCCTGTTCCGTTTTGTGTACCTTTTAATAGCTTACCGCTAGCATAATCCGTCAGGCTAAACTGATTAGATACTTGATTTCTACTCATCATCGGTACACAACTGATTGACATATTGATTTTTGTAGGTACATATGTTGCCCCCTGTCCAGCAGATACAGGTGAACTTGGCCATGTTACTGGTTGAGGAGTTCCACCTACCGCCAGCTGTGATCCAGCACCTATTCTTGAATTACTGTTAGCATTTGGATTTATGTTTTTCTGCGGAGAACCTGACGATGCAGGGCCAGTAGTTGCTATGTAGTCAACATCAGGGGGAGTCGTGTACGTAAATGATTGTATAGCCATCGGTTGTCCAGCAAATTGATACTGACCCAATCCATACAGATAGCAGAGAGGCGGGGGTGTACCTGGTTTAGGATTCGTATCCTGTCCGTAAAACATTTTAGTCATCGTTCTAAAAAAATGTATGACTGCCATAACATAATTTGCCTCAGCTACATCTTGGCATGTAAAGTCGCCTGCAATAGATATATTATCAATAGAACTGCTTCCGTACTGAAAGACCTTATAATTACTATGCACAAGTGTTGTTGGATCGTATTGAGCATCATAACTTACCGAGATAGTAGGAGTATAAGGGAATATGACACCATTTGTTCTGTTCAGTGGACTAAGAAGTACGTTTTTTGGATCTTTGTATAGATAAGTGACACTAGGATCCTGGGACAACGCAACACGCACTCTCCAATCTGCCTGCGCTACAGCATTTGTTTGATCTTGATTAGCCGGAGTCGCTTGTGCATCTGTTTTTGCAGCAGTTATTCCTGTTCCAGAATTAGGAGATGTAATAATAGGCGGAGCCGTCGTCACAATATTAGCATTTACATCAGGAGTGTTTGCAATATCAAGTGTAGTTGGGGCAGTAACTACTTGAATAGGTGTGTCTGATGTTGCAGAGGACGTTAAGTTAGGATTATTTTCGGGAGTTATCGGAACAGGGGCTGACGAGTCAATTCCAGCGGCGGCGTCTGACACTGCTATTGCTTTCGCTTGATCATGACTCGTGATTACAGCATCTGTTAATCCAGCGGGTAAAGATGTTCCGGAATATCCTTGAGCTTGTAATGAGTTTAATATGTCTTCGTTAGGTTTTCCGTAATAAGTGTTCCCGTCCGGATCAGTAATAATATAAGAAACGGATGCAGTGGTAGTATCAACTGTTGCTTGTACTGACCACCCACTACTCGTTGTTGCGGTATATGTTCCTATTGACATGCTTATCCCGTGATAAATAAAGTATTCTGATTGTATTTATCACTTCAAAAAACTACAAAATTTACCCGTAACTGTTGCAATTTTACAACAGCAACAGTATAATCATATATTGTAAAAGGAATACCAGTGTCTATAAAACCAAGAAAACCAATAAATTATCTAAACAATCGTGATATCCTAAAAGAAATCCATATCAGCAAAAATAGCTTTTGTTATTATACCCAACCTGAATATCATCGTTATGACCTCATCATTGATATGCCAGAAGCTGATATTATAACTAGTTTAAAGTTCGCATCAGAACCAGAACAGATTCAAGCAGCAAAAGAAGCGAGAGCAGCTAGGCTCTCTATTGAAACCGAGACTAAGATTAGTCCTGACGACATTCTTACTGAAGACTTGATTTTTCGCGTGATGACATGGGATCATATTCCATTAAGCCAGAAGCAACCAAGGAAGACTATCAAGAAGAAGACAGCCAAAGATATTTTAATTTTCTACGATGATGACGGTGAAGAATTTGCTGACTTAGAAGATAAGACGACAAAGGCTGAAGTGGATGATATGGTCCATGTCAAAGTCAACTTCCCTCCTTTTCAGCATTTCAAGCTAGACGAGACTGGAACTATGCGATGCGTAGGCAAGTCACATTGGATTGGTGGCATTGAGAACGGACACTTCTCAAAGGATCATGGTAACATCACAAACAAACTCGCTCGCATGTATATGATGCTATGCGAGAAGTATGCTATGAAGTTCAATTGGCGCGGTTATACCTATAACGATGAGATGAAGAACTCTGCTATCCTTCAACTCACTTATGTTGGTCTAAGATTCAATGAAGCGAAGTCTGCTAATCCATTCGCATACTATACTGCGGCTATAACAAATAGTTTCTGTAGGGTACTCAACACTGAGAAGCGTAGCCAGAATATCCGTGACGATATACTTGAAATGAATGGAATGAATCCATCATTCTCAAGACAAAATAAGGACATGAAGTTCCAGTTAGACACTTAAGGTTACCAGAATCATTGTTTTTTATGATAAAGAGTAGTATAGTACAAGTATGACAAATCTATTTAAAAAAGCAGCAGTCATGACAGACCTTCATATAGGACTGAAGTCAAACAGTGTAATACACAATGAGGATTGCTTAGAATTCGTACAATGGTTTGTTAATAAGGCAAAAGAAGAAAGTTGTGATACAGCAATCATTTGTGGTGACTGGCACAACCATCGTGCTAGTATTAACATCCATAGCTTACACTATTCAATGCGTTGCCTAGAGTTGTTAAATGCAAATTTCAGCAGAGTCCTGTTCTTGACCGGAAATCATGACCTGTATTACCGAGAAAAAAGAGATATCCACAGTGTGGCTTGGGCCGGATACTTAGATAACATTCATATAATAAATGATATTTATACCGAAGGTGACGTAACGCTGTGCCCGTGGTTGGTAGGAGATGAAATAAAGCAAGTTAAAAAAATTAAATCCAAATATACCTTCGGACACTTTGAACTTCCTAATTTTTATATGAACGCACAGGTGCTAATGCCAGATCATGGGTTTGTCAGCGACGATGATTTTGCAGATACAGGAACCGTATTCTCTGGACACTTCCACAAGCGTCAATCTCGCAAGAACATCTGGTATACAGGGAATGCGTTTCCGCATAACTACGCTGATGCTGGTGATGATGCTCGCGGTATGATGGTGTTAGAATGGGGAGAAGATCCTGTATTTCATTCTTGGCCCAATCAACCTATCTTCCGTGTCTACAAACTCAGTTCTGTATTAGACAATCCGAAAGGACTACTCTTGCCAAAAGCTAGCATCCGTGTGCATCTTGACATTGATGTATCATATGAAGAGGCTAACTATATCAGGGAGACGCTTATTCCAGAATACAGTCTAAGAGAAGTATCATTGATTCCAATCAAGAACGAGCAACTCTCGCAAGAAGGTGGCGGTGATATCAAGTTTGAGAGTGTTGACCAGATCGTGCTAGAGAGCATCACTAATATTGAGAGTGAGTTCTATGATTCTAAACTATTGCTAGAGATTTATAACGGTCTATGATTATCTTAAAACGATTAAAGAATGCTTTGAACAAGGAATTCCTGCTGAAGAAGCAGCGTCTTTATCTAATCTTAGAATGCTTCCGTGGAAGCAGAACTTAATGAGGAACTATATTTAATGTCAATTGTACTTAAGAATATCACTCTACGTAACTTCCTTTCTATCGGGGCGGTTTGCCAAGCAGTCAACTTTGATAGCAAAGAACTCACGCTCATCCTAGGAGAGAATCTGGATCTAGGCGGAGACGGCGCTCGTAACGGTACAGGCAAGTGCGTTGGCATAAATACTGTAGTAAAAGTAAGAAACACCGTTACCGGCGAAATATTTGAAACTACTGTAGGAGACTTGTATGCCACCAGCAAAGAAAACCAAACTAGAAATAGTAAATGATGTGTTAGATCATAGGATAAAAAACCTAGAACCTAATCTGCGGGCTGAAATATGCAACAAACTCATGGAGCATAAATTTCCCATGACAAGCATGAAACAATGCGAATCTGCTGCCCGGGCGCTACTATCTTTGCCCGGAATAGGATCAGGAAGCGCCCGATATTGGACTGAACGGGGATGGGACAGTTTGCAGGCTGAAATAAAAGCCAAAGAGAATATGAAGACTATTAATAAGTCTGCAAATAGAAATAGCCCATACTCAATTATCTTTTGGACTAAAAAAATTAACCCTAAAACAAACCTCAACTATACTACAGCCGAAGCGGAACAGGAACGAAATTCAAGACGACCAATACGAAAGGAATATTGGATTGCAAAGGGATACAATGAAGTGGATGCTATAGAATTAGCCAAAGCCCAAAAATTAAAAAATAATATAGCCGGTGCTGCAGGATCAAAAAATCGTAGCCCGAGCAGATTGCGAGCGCATAGTCATCGAACCGCTGACTACTGGATGCTGCGTGGTTTTTCGGAAGACGATGCGATTGCTAAGGTGTCAGCAGCACAAAAATTGTTCTCCATTGATACATGTATATCAAAGTACGGTGAAATTGAAGGGAAGAAAGTTTGGAGTGCTAGGCAGAAACAATGGTTAAACTCGCTAAAAGCATCCGGTATTCACGGTGGATACTCTAAAATATCAATGACCTTTTTTACTCATATAAGCGAAAAAATTCCTGACATATTGTTCGGGGTAAATGAAGCAATAATCACTGTTTCCGGATTATCGTACACGGTCGATTGTTTACACCAAACTAACAAAAAAATAATAGAGTTTTTCGGTGACTATTGGCATGCGAACCCTATCAAGTTTTCAGCCGGTGATATGATAAAAGGTAAACTTGTTGAAAACATATGGAAACATGACGAAAATAAATTAAAGACACTAACCGATGCCGGTTATCAAGTACTAGTAGTATGGGAATCGGAATACAATAAGGACAAACAAGGAACAATAGACCAATGCGTAAACTTTCTGAATCACTAACACGCAAGTTTGTAGATAGTGTAAGTTTAGAAAATTTAGAAATTGAGACCGATACCGGTTGGCAACCGATAACCCATATTCATAAAACTATACCATATGATGTATGGGAAATATACACAGCCAGCGGATTACATCTAGAATGTGCAGATGATCACATCGTCTTTGATCATAACTATAACGAAATTTTTGTTAAGAATCTTATAGCAGGTGTTTCGTGTATTCAAACTAGCATCGGTTTGGACCGCATTAAATCGGTAACTAGAAAGTCTTACGCCGAAAACATGTATGACATTACCGTTGATTCCCCTGATCATCGTTATTATACTAATAATATTCTATCTCACAATACGACACTCATCCAAGGTTTGTCTTATGTCCTGTTTGGTTCCCCCATCAATAACATCCGCAAAGACAATCTGATCAATCGTACCAACGGTAAAGGTATGATGTGTACCCTTGAGTTCTCTGCTCATGGCACTGAATACAAGATTGAGCGTGGACGCAGACCAAATACACTCCGATTCTATGTCAATAACAATCTTCAAGAAGGCAAAGATGATGCCCAAGGAGAAAACAAGGAAACCCAGGTTCAGATAGAACGGGCTATCGGAATGACTCCTGATATGTTCAAGCACATCATTGCATTGAACACATATTCAGAACCATTCCTCTCTCTGCCTTCAGGTGAACAGCGAAAGATCATTGAGCAACTGCTTGGTATCACCCTTCTATCAGAGAAAGCAGAAATACTAAAAGAAAAGATCCGTGACAACAAGGACACTATTCAATTAGAAGAATTCCGGGTCAAGGCTATCGAAGAAGCCAACAAGCGTGTCCAAGAACAGATCGAGGCTCTGAAGCGAAGGCAGAATCTATGGCTTAAGAAGCATGATGAAGATTTAAGCAAGTTAGTCAACGATTATGATGAATTGAGTAAGATAGACGTTGAAGCCGAACTTCAGGCTCACAAAGATTTAGCAGTGTACAACGACAACAAGAAGAGGAAAGATACTCACGATTCCTTGATTGCCCGGCAGATCGCCTGGAAGCAAAAGATAGATGCTGATCTCAG